AACCTTCGCAGATTACAGGTAAGTTTCGCAGTTCTGTAACTGGTGGCTCTTTGGATAAGTGGCATCTGTCCCAGTTCTTTAAAAATGCTCCAACTCTCAACGAAGAGTTTATTGTTGAAAATCCGCCTATTGAGCGCATTATCGCTGTTCCCAGTGAGCCTGAATTCTTGCTTGACATAGGCTTCCGTTACACTACTGTGCGTCCTATGCCTATGTTTGGTACGCCCGGCCTTGTTGATCACTTCTAGAAGGAGTTGGTTTTATGTCATGGCTTTCTAATACTTTAGGCAGTGTTGCTGGTTCTGTTTTAGGATCTGCAGTTCAGAATCATTACAATTCTGCTAATGCCGCACAGGCTAACGCGTGGAACGTTGAAAACTATAAACATCGTTATCAATGGGCCGTAGAAGATATGCGCAAGGCTGGTCTTAATCCTATTCTCGCCGCAACTAATGGTATAGGCGGTTCTATATCTGGATCTTCAGCTGCTTCTGTAGGTATGAGTGATATAGGTTCTACTATGAACTCTGCTAAAGCCGCTAGCGCCGCTGAAAGGCAGGCTAAGAACGCCGAGCATCTTGCAATATCTCAAATTGATAAAAACGTCGCAGAAGCCGATTCTGTGCGTCAGAGCACCCATGGTACAGTTCTTCAGAATGGTATTCTTGCAAATGATTTGAATCTTCGTGAGCAGACTTATGAAAAACGTCTTGGTTATGAGCTTGAAAAGATGAATTTGGAGCTTGAAAACCTTCGTCTTCAGTGTTCTTACCTTAACTCTGGTGTATTGAACAACATTGCTTCTGCTAATCGTGCTAATTCTGCCGCTGCTTTGGATAATATTCAAACTGAAATGGCAGGTATGGAACGTGATTTTTATAAGAATCTTGAAAGTCTTATAGGTGCTCCTAGATCTGTCGCTAGTGGTGTTGGTTCTACTGTCAAAAATGTTATAGGCTTCCTCGGAGGTCGTTACTTTGGAAGGAGATAACTTTTATGTCTAATAAAACTACTATGATTTTGACTTTTATTGTTTCTGTTGTTGTTCCCTTTATTCAGGAAGTTGTGGATCTAATCGAAGCTCTGAAAGGTAAAGCTTCTTCGAATACTGTTACTGCTAAAAAGGTTGCCTCGGATTTTCAATCCGATGTTGCGCAACTTGTTGAGCCAGTTGCTAATAAGAATGATTCTAAAAAAACTAGCCGTTTTTTCGGTTCTTGGAGGGATGCTAAATGAGACGACGTCGCTTATCTAAACGAGGTTCTCGCCGTCTTTTCCGGCGCACCTCCAGATCTCGTCGTAGAAATTTTAAAAGAGTAGGACGAGGTGGATTTAGGATTTGACATTCTGACTTAATCCTGATACAATCGGTACAGGTGATTGATATGGTTTGTTATAATCCTATTCTTATGTACCCAGTTGAGGGAGCGATTACAAAAAATGGAAAACAACATTATAGTTTTTACGGTAGCCTTGCCTCTCACCCTGAGCTTGCTGGCGATAGCCGTTTCATTCGTTGTTCTTGTAAACAATGCATCGGTTGTCGTCTCGAAAATAGTAGACAGTGGGCTGTCCGTGCTGTTCACGAAGCCCGTTCTTCGTCTTCTGCTTATTTCGTTACTTGCACTTTCGACGATTATCATTTGCCACGTGATAAAAGCTTAAGTAAGAAATTTCATCAGACTTTTATGAAGAATCTTCGTCGTGAGTATGGCAGCGGTATTCGTTTTCTCGGCTGTGGTGAATATGGTGATCTTCATGGCCGTCCCCATTATCATTACATTTTGTTTAATATTGATTTTGATGACAAAATTTTTCGGTTCCGTACAGACGGTTATAATACTTATACTTCTTCTCGTTTTGCCAAGGTATGGAAATACGGTATGCATCTTATTGGTGAGTTTAGCTTTGATTCTGCTGCCTATGTCGCTCGCTATATAGTTAAAAAACAGACAGGTAAAGACGCTCCTTCTCACTATAAAGGTCGCATTCCTGAATTCATGGTTGCTTCTAATCGTCCTGGCATAGGTGCCAAATGGCTCGAAGATCACGGCGAAGAATGCTATGCCAATGATTATGTTGTTATTAACGGTAAGAAGATGCGTCCTCCTCGTTATTATGATAAGAAATTTGATGAAACGCATCCTCACTGGATGGAGTTTATTCGTAATAACCGTATTGAGAAGATGCTTCATAATCTGGAGAACAATACTTTTGAGCGTTTGGTTGATCGGTGCCGTGTTCAGGAAGGTAAATATAAACATTTTCTTGGCAGAAAACTTGACAAGGTATTGTGACTGTGTTATCATTAAGTCAGAAATGAGGTGATGCTTATTAGTGAATTTGAAGCTGTTAAAAATTTCTGTCGTGGTCGTAATATTTCTTTTGACTACTCTTTTCGTGGTAGTAAATATGCCGCTTACCGTCTAAAGTCTGATGGTTCTAGGGTTATTCGCCTTGATAATGACTATTTTGTTATATCAACTACGCTTTATCTTATGATTCGTAGGTATTTAATTGCATTTAGAAAAGGAGATGGTTCTTCTGAGACTTTATTCCATTTATGATTCCAAGGCTGAACAGTTCAGTCCTCCACAGGTTTACCACAATGATATGCTTGCTCTGCGAGCTTTTGAAGGTATAGTTAACGATGATAAAATGTTTATTAAAAAGTATCCTGAAGACTTTAGTATTTATTATGTCGGTAACCTTGGCGATATTAATGGCCGTTATTATGTTGAGCATTATGACGAATCCTGCGTTCCTGTATTGGTTGGTAAAGCCGTAGATTATGTTTTGGATATTGACAGTGATTCTACTAAATGATAATCTAATAAAGAGCGTATCAGAAAAAGGACGATCTCACGGAGATCGCCCTTTTTTTGTACGCCACGCCCGCCGCGTCTAGGCGCCTGCGAAAGGAGGTGAAATTGTGAAATTTAAGACAGCTTACGATCCCGTAGAAGAACATGATCATTGCGGTATTGAGTTTACCATGCCCTCTCTTACAGTTCAGGACGAGAAAGAGGAAACTGATATCAACTACATCGTAAATAAGTATGCAGACGGTCAGAAAGGTATTATGACTCTTGACCTCGGCGATAGTTCGCAATACGCTTACTTGCAGTTCGGAGATGCAACGCTTCCCGGCGACTACAGTACAGCGCTTGAGCTTGTGTCCGGAGTTCGTGAAGAATTCTACAGTTTACCCGCTTATGTTCGAGCAAAATTCGGTCACGATCCTATGAATTTCATCGACCATTTGAATGATCCTGCAACGCTCGAATATCTCCAACAACAAGGTCTGTATGGTAGTAAATATACCTTCGATGAACCACAACAGTCCGTAAGTAGTAAACAAACACAAGAAAAAAGTAACACTTCAGAACAAAATAATGAAGAAACACAAAAATAGGCGTCACCGAAGCCAGTTACTTACTTGATGTAACTGGCGTAGGTGACGCAAAAATAATCTAAAACCTAATAATAATTTGCTTTAGGTTAATTATTAGGTTTACACTTCGAAGAAGGTGAAATTTTGGCTCGAAAAAAAATAAGAGTTCGAGGACATCGCTTCAGCGATGCTCCTGCAATGTACATGAAAAGGACTAAGTTTGACCGTTCCCATGTTTATAAGACAACTTTTAACTCAGGCAAGCTTATACCTATATTTGTTGATGAGGTTTTGCCTGGCGATACTACTCGTATGTCTGTTAATTACTTCGCTCGTTTGGCTACTCCTATTAAGCCTATCATGGATAATATTTATCTGGACTGGTTTTTCTTTTTTGTACCAAACCGCCTCGTTTGGGAACATTGGCAGAACTTCTGCTTTGAGCAGGAAGACCCTGATGATAGCACTGATTATGTTATCCCTACTGTTTCTGCTACTGGTAACTCTGAAAATGCCTATATAGGCTCTCTTTGGGACTATTTCGGTTTGCCCGTGAATACGTCTGGTAATTTATCTGGTATTAGTGCTCTTCCGTTTCGTGGTGTTTACCTTATTTGGAATGAATGGTTTAGAGATGAAAACCTCCAAAAATCCGTCAAGATTCAGAAAGGCGATACTAACGAAGTTTTAAACTCTGCCCGATCTACTGAACAGCCTTCTTGGGTTTTCACGTCAGGTACCAATATTTTTCCCGGCTTTGCCTGTCCGCCTCGTGGTAAACGTCATGATTACTTTACTTCTGCTTTTCCGTGGACACAGAAAGGACCTGGCGTTTCTATAGGTCTTGCCGGTACTGCTTCTATAGTTGACCCGACACCTGGTCCTGGTTATCTTCTCCATAGTAGCGATGTACAGCTTGCCGCTGTTTCCGCTTACGGCGGCGATGACTCTTTTTCTGGTGGTGATAGAATTGCACAAGGTAATTATACTATTACGTTTGCTAACCGTCACGGATCTGATTTTAGTACCGTAGGCGGTTTTGCCGGTAATTCCAATAGAGATGTAACTATTGCTGCTCAAAAAGCTTCTACTTACCTTGGCAATGATTCTTATGTTGATTTGGACACTTCAAGCATCTTTACGATCAACAGTCTTCGTACTGCTTTCCAGATGCAGAAGTTCTATGAACGCCTTGCTCGTGGTGGTAGTCGGTATACAGAAGTGCTTCGCTCTTTCTTTGGCGTAGTTTCTCCTGATGCTCGTCTTCAGCGGCCCGAATTTCTCGGCTCTTTTACCAAGATGGTAAATGTCAATCCAATAGCGCAGACTTCCGCAACTGACGACATCTCTCCTCAAGGCAATCTCTCTGCTTATGGTGTTACTGCCGCTAAGTTCCATGGTTTCACTAAGTCTTTTGTTGAGCATGGCTATATTTTTGGTTTTGTATGTGCTCGTGCCGATCTTACTTATCAGCAAGGTATTAACAAGATGTGGCTTCGCTCTACTGTTTATGATTTTTATTGGCCTACATTCGCTCATCTTGGTGAACAGGCTATTGAGCTTCGTGAGATCTATGCTCAAGGTTCTGAAGCTGATAAGACTGTTTTTGGCTATCAGGAACGTTATGCCGAATATCGCTATAAACCTTCGCAGATTACAGGTAAGTTTCGCAGTTCTGTAACTGGTGGCTCTTTGGA